TTTTGAGGATGGCAAAGCCGCTATCACCTGCAATATCATGGATTACCCGCACATTACACACGTTGTTCCCTACACCATGAAAAACACCAATTACGGGAAGTACATGCAGAACCCCCCGAATGGGCATAAACAAATTGACACCGAATTTTTTGTTGGTGGTATGCAATGGAAAGATTTTGAAAAAGAAAATATTGAATAATTATGGAAATAAAATTACAAATACCAGACAATTGTGAACTCATCAAGGATGGGGACACATACATTGTAAAAGAGAAGAAGAATGATAAGCCAAGAATTTGGGAGGAGTTCTGCGAGAAGTATCCAATTAAAAAAGGTGAGGCATATATTGATTCCCTTTCTAACATAATAGTTGCTAAGTCAGATTTTGAATGCCGCAAAGAATTAACAAACTCAAACTGGTGTACTTCAAAAGAAGAAGCAGAAGCATTCTTAGCTCTTATGCAATTAAGACAGTTGAGAAAAGCATGGATTTGTGATTGGGAACAACCTAATAGTCATTCTATTGTTTATGTAATTAAATATGACCTTGATACAAATAAAGTCAGATTAGCAAGTGGTAATTTTTGGGGTAGTTGTACTCTTTCTTTCCCAATCTTAGAAATGGCAAAAGAATTTCTCAATTGCTTTAGAGATTTATGTGAAACAGCTAAAATTTTATTGTGATGGATATATATACATTCAGTAGAGCTGAGACAATTCAAGAGGAGTTAGAGGAGTTAAGAAATGAGAAGGATATTTGGGAAGGTGCTACGAGTTTTTGTTCTGGAACAGAAATTTGGGATGGAAATCATAAATATGTAATTAGAACTTCTCTAATCGACTTCAAAGAGTTAAAGAATAGAACTCTTGCATACATTGATTCTAAAATTGAAGCATTAGAAAAAGAATTTAAAGAGCTATGAAGATGTGGCTAAAGAAATTATTTTGTTGTCATGAGTGGCAAATATCTCATATTACAAAATATACTACTTGTGATAGGGTGTTATTGATATGTAAGAAATGTGGTAAACTTAAAGTTAAACATGATAACAGTACAGGAATTAATTGATGAACTTCTCAAGGTAGAAGATAAGTCGAAAGTAATAGAATGTGAAGACCCTCAAACAATTACTTATGATATTCATACGGTAGAAGAGGGCGAAAATACGGTAAAAATCTATATTGCTTAAGTTATGGAATGGAAAATAGGAGAAATAAAGCAAGTTAATGGCGAGTGGTATCAGTGCGTAGGAGGTACTTGCAGAAATTGTAGCTTTTACTATGATACTGTTTGCAAGAACATTACCACTATTGGAAGTACTAATTTTGGAAATTGCCATTGTTCTTTAAAAACAGACCATAAATCTGTTATCTTCAAGAAACTTGAAAAGGTAGGAGAGCCTTATCAATATATAAACGGCATATATCAGGAATATAAAGCTACATTACCATTTTTTATTAGAAATGCTACTTATATTGAAACAGTAAATGGATTTGCAATTAAAATCAAACAAAACAAAGAAGATATGGAAGAAAAGAAAATACAACATTATGATTGTTTCTTTGATAGAGAACTATCTAAGTCTAATTTGAAACCCTTTGACCTTGAAGCAGCCAAGGCAGGTAAGCCCGTATGCACAAGAGATGGGCGCAAAGCAAGGATTATTTGTTTTAATGCTAAAACATTGTGTGATTATCCTATAATAGCCCTGGTTGAAAATGCAGATAACTCAATATATGAGGCTGCATATTCCTTTTCCGATAAAGGTGAATACTTGAGAGGTAATATTCGTAATATAGACCTTGTGATGCCTCTGGAAGAACATGAAGGATGGGTTAATATATATAGAAATGCTGGAATAGTGTCGGCCCGGTGTATCTACAATACAAGGGAAGAAGCTATGGAGAGTGCAGAGGAAGAGGATTATATTGATACTATTAGGGTAGTATGGCATGAATAAAATTGAAGACTATGAGTGAACTAAAGGACCGATTATTAAAGCAATTAGAGACAGACTATTCAGAGGATGCCAGAGACTGTCTTAAAATATATGAAGCTGTTAAAAAGTTAAATGGAGGGAGTATCCCCAGTGATCAATGGATGGTATTATCCAGGGTTCAACATTTAGGAACCCATATAGATTCTATGAGAGTTTATTCTCCTTCTAAAATAGGTTACGTATTCCTAAAAGGATTAGAAAGAAACGACGAGATGAAAACATTACCAATAACAGAAGCAGAGGCTAGGATGATTTATCCGAATACATCCGGAGAATTTAAGAAAAAGCTTGAAGATACCTTCGGAATAGAAAGACTTACATTGAGTTTCCAGGAACTGGTGAAGACCTATGAGGATGCATGTAAAATTACAGGATCAGTTCCTGATATAGAATGTGATGATAGGTCTGAATTGGCACGTTTAAAACTGATACAGATCTATAAAGCCTCTAATATATTGAACAATAATTGGACGATTACCCCTCTTGGTACTCAATGTGCATTTTACCCATCTTTTACGTGGAAGAAAGGTAAACTTGTATGTGGTGATATATGTCATACTTTATACAGTGTCTCCTATGATACCAAATTATGTTGCGGAAAAGAAGATGATGCTTTTTACATAGGAACTCATTTTATTGATCTATATAGGGATTACTTAATATCAGAGTAAAATGGAAATACAGGAAATAAAGATTGACGGGATAACATATGTAAAGGATGAACATTCTACATTATGTTCTGATTGTGCCCTTGTTGGTAAATATTGTGATATTTTCATGGGTGGTATAGCATGTACAGCCTGTGTAGTATTCGACAGTCATGCACTTAAATTAAAGGAGGAATATGAGAAATAATAAGGATCTTATTAAAATCAGTAAAGGTCATTATACCTATAAAGATATCCAGATAAACTGCGTTGGGTATTATCCTCCAGAAAAGAGGGTGGTATGGGAAGCTGT